TTTCTACTATTGTATCTACTGCTGTTATTGGCTTGGTTGCTGCCAGTACTCCACTATTACTTAATGCAGTCAAACCATTTGTAAAGCAAGTCGTTAAAAAACTGACAAAGAAAAAAGATAAGGTATAATAAATAATACAAGGAGACTAAGCACACCTCTTGGCGTTGAGTCAATATCGGTTAAAATGCTTTATCAATTATCCCTTGTCTTAAACAAGTGTTTCATGGGTCGCTCCATGATGAGAAGACGTTAGGATTAAAAACCCTAGTCAACAGTTGTTTTATAAGTATTGGAAGCTGTAGGCACACTAGCTAGATCTAGTCACTGTTCGAGGATGATCCAGTACTTATTTTTTTGTCTTGATTTCGTGCGTATGTGGTATAACTTGTCCTTTCTTAGCACTAACTACAACGTCTTTACATAAATCTGCATAAGGACTACCAGGTTTGAAAGATATACCAGCGATCATCAGTTCTCCACAATTCTTTAAACGTGCCAATTCATAGTTTAATCTAGCTTTAGATAACTCCATTCTCTGCAACTGTATCTGTGTATTGGCAGCACCTAAACAAGCATCTTGAAATCTGTTATCTAACGGAATATTAAAGGTAAGAGCAAACCCTAAGTTAAGACCTAAAGAATCTTTATTACC